TTTATCAGAATCACAGGTGTTAGAGAGTTCCCAGCAATGGGTACACCTCCTAATGTTGTAAACGTACCTGTGTATGGCCAGGCTACTTCTCAGCAAATTCAGGGTCAAGCTGATGCTCCGTCTATGGAGATTCAACTTAACTACATCGGTACAGACTGGGATGACACTGTTGACTACCTAGGCGACATGGTAGGTGACGGTATTCAGCGTGTTTTCAGATTCACACTTCTGAATAGCCCTCCTGAAGCTGCTTTCCCTGATACATACGCGTCTGATCCTACAGGCTTAGGCTTGAACAGTCATCAAAATACGCAGTATATGTGGATTGGAAAGCTTGAAGCTTTACAGGTTACGCCTCAGCTTACCGATGCCAATACAGCAACAATAACTTTGACGATTCAATCAGATTTCTATGGAGCTTATACTGATTAAGCTTTAATCTATTTAACAAGGGGCGGTGGTTATCTATCGCCCCTCTATTAAGAGAATATAAATATATGAGTAAGAGAGAGTTTTACAATGACGCCTGACTCTAAGCCATTCAGCAGAGGCTATGTACTCCGCACAACGAGTAAACATCTTCGTAAGGACATAGACATATCCATCAGGAAAACGTTCGAACGTGTAGCTGAGTTCGGAGGCGATGAAGAAAAATCAAGAGAAGTATTCATGACATTATCAGTCTTGCACAGAATGCGCAAAGACCTTGATGATTTCCAAGCTAAAAATTCAGAGTTATTTAAAGACGATGACAGATAATCAACCACAACTAAAGGTTAAGAAGAAAATGGGTAGCATTAAAGATTTGGTAGGTAAACGTATGACCAAGAAAACTAAATTTCAAGGTCAAGATGTGGTAATCACAAAATTAAGCGTTGCTGAAGTTATGGAGATCCAAGAGCTTGCTAAGAGCGCTGGTGACGATGACGACAACGCGGGGATCGCGCTCTTAAAGAAAGTCATTTCAATAGGTGTAGAAGGTGGCGACGAACTAGATGATGCTGACTTTGAGCAGTTCGCTATGGATGAGCTATCCAGCCTCTCTAATGCCATTATGAAGTTCTCAGGCTTGGGTGACGATTCCGCAAAAAAGTAATAACAGATGAAGAGCTCTCTATATACGAGTTAGCTTATCATTTGAAGATGCCGGTATACCAGTTAATGAATGAAATGCCTTATGATGAGCTTATTAACTGGTTTGCTTACTTGGAGCGTCGGCCTGAAAACTGGCGCATAGATGACGGGATGGCTAAGATACTAGCTGCAATGGGTTCTAAGGCTAAGCCGTATGAGCTCTTTGCATCATTATCTGCCATATACAAGCCGCCTAAAGACCTGAAAGAAGGCATGATAGATACTTCTAATCTAATGCAGTCAACGATGTTCCAGAAAATCGTTGGAGCTAAAGGAGGGGACACTCTAGATATATGGAACTAACTAATTTAAAAAGAGACTTTCAGCTAGCCAAGAACAGGGCACTAGCTGTATTAACTAAAGACCTCATAGACTCTTTAGTTGCAGTAACACCTATAGATACTGGTGCAGCGAGAGCTGGCTGGGAGCTAGAGGGCAGTACTATAGTAAATCGTGAAGCGCACTTGAGTGACTTGAATCAAGGCTCTTCTAAACAAGCACCTTCACATTTTGTGGAAGCTGCATTATTAGGTCACAAACACGTCAGACCTAGTGGCACTATTGTGAGGAACATTAAGTAATTACAAACCCAACTTCGGTTGGGTTTTTTTTCGGAGATTAGAGCATGAGCGGTATAGCTATTGACGTAGAAGCTAGAACAGGCGAAGCTGATGAGTCTTTATCGGATTTAAATAAGAAACTAATAAATTTAACAAAATCAGCAAAGACATCCAGAACAGCCATGGCTAGGATGTCTCAACAACGTTTTAAAAATGTAAGCAAGGATTTAGAAAAGAATAACGTTGCTATAAAAAACAATGTAGTCTCTATGCATCAGTTAGGCATGGCGACTGAAAAAACAGCGAATAAGCAGAAGGTTGCTATAAAGAGTGTAACTGCTGGATTCAGAAACCTGACTACGACTGTGCACAGCTTTACCATGACTTTCTTAGCTATAGGCGGCCCTAGTGCATTGCATAAGGTTGCGGATGAGATAACAAATGTGCAGAATAAGCTTAGGGTGGTAACGAAGGATACTAATAAATTAATACAACAGCAAAATATATTATACAGAGTCTCTAGAGACTCTCATGCTAGCTTTGGAGAGACTGTAGACTTATTTCAAAAATTTAATATAGCCTTAGAGGGGAAGGGAGTATCCCAAGCTAGAATAGTAAAAGTAATATCTACTATTAATAAAGCAGGTGCCTTATCAGGTACCGCACCTGAAGCTATAAAGGCAGCTATCACGCAGCTATCGCAGGGTTTATCTTCAGGTGTCCTACGTGGTGAAGAGCTGAACTCCGTATTAGAGCAGATGCCATACTTAGCTGCGGGGATTGCTAGAGGCTTGAAGCTATCTATAGGTGAGTTGCGTAAGTTTTCTGCAGAAGGGAAGCTCACAACATCTAAATTACTAGATGTGATAGGTAAGCTAGGTTCTAAAGCAGATGCTGATTTTGGAAGCTTGCAAGATACAGTAGCAGTCGCGAGTAAGGAGGTCGCCAAGTCTATTAGCTATATGTTCGGATCATTCAATGAGTACTCAGGCATCTCAAAAAGGTTCGCCAAGAACCTTATGGCAATTTCTAAAGTTTTTGATGAAGTTAGTGAGAGGGTGCAACTGACCATCTCTAAAAATAAGATACAGCTAGAAAATTACGTGGAGCAGTTTGGATTGCTTGATAAGCTTAAGCTTGCAAGCAAGATAGCTGTATCCTTAGACATCTCTGTATTTGAAGTCTATAGTAAAGCTAAAGCTGTAGAAAATTTTAAAAACAAAGTTACTGAGTTCTTCGGTGGTAAGCACAAATTATCAGCTGAAGACATAGACAGTAACATAATCAAGGTAGCAAAAGCTACCGCTAAAGACTCACCGTCTCGTTTCGGTACAAATGCTGATGACATAAAGACTGCGGTAGATGCACGAGAGGCAATTGCTAAATTCAGAAGACTTTCAAAGAAGTCGGGTGCGTCCTCTTCGTTAGTCACACCTGATAATTTAGCTAGAGCTAGGAGCTTTATAGATGTACTGAAAGAGCTAAGCACGGTAGTTAAACAAGTTGGTAAATTAATATTTACAGGTTTCAAGGATTTAAAATCGTTCTTACCTGATATAAGCTTTATTGACCTCTCAGTAAACACACCCTTAAAGAAGCTAGCTGACACCTTTAAATTATTCAACTCTATAAGTTTGAGTACTATTACTGGAGGGCGGCAGATAGTAAAAAGCTTTAAAGAAGTAGGTGAAGCTCTGACTTTCTACACATTTGCAGATAATAGAGCTGGACGAGCCCTGTCTGAAGTTTTCAAATCTAAGTCCCTAGGTGACTTAGGTGCGAACTTTGGCAATTTGAACGAGCTACTGGCTAAAAGAGAAGTAAAAGATCCAGGTGATGGTTTTGGTAGCAAAGTTCTAAAAACGGCTGGCAGGTTTGGTAATAGTTTTGAGGAAGCTGCAATATCTGCAGACTTGTTAGATAATAAGCTAATTTCTATAAAAGATACAAAACTCGATACTTTAGTAAGCTACTTCAGATCTTTAGCAAATGCTATTAGTTTTGTTTATAATGATGTTTACAAGGATTCATTGAGTAGCTTTTTAAAGAACTTAGCGGTAGACGCATTAGTTGTAGGCGATGCTATATACAACTCGCTACTTACGACTTTCTCACCGAAATCAGCAAAAGATGCAGCTAATATTATAGCTGCTTTAATCATTGAAGTCTTTAATAGTATATTTAAAGATGTAAAGAAAGAAGTTAGCGGCGATAGTTTTGGTATTAATTTACTAGATGTCTTAGGTCTGACTCCTAGGTCTATTATCGATGGTTTGTATACGCTATTAAAAGCTTTTACGAGCTTTGGTAGGATACTCGCAGTAGAATTGTTTAAAAATCTCAAAAGTGCTAGCGGTAAGACTTTCTCAAACAGCGTATTTCCAGAGCTACTTTCCGATATCAAAGAGAGTATTAGTAAGCTGCCCGGAAAGGTAGCTGATTACTTTAACAGGATACGAGCGAAGCTACAAGCATCGACATCTTTCAGTTTAAAAGCAGACTTATCACGTTTTGACAATCTACTCGATGAAAAATCAGCTCGCCGACTCGCCATTGGTCTGATGCTCGGGATCGCTTATGCAGCATCTATCGGGGGGATGGCAACCCTGGTCGGTACACCTCCCAACCTCGCATTCACAAGCC